CGGTGCAGTTCAGGGTCAAGCGGGTAGTCGGGGTGTCCCGGAACGAACCCAAACCTAGAGTAGAAGTTCTGCAGTCTCTTGGTGCTGGTCGTGCTGCTGAACCCTCGTTCCTTCGGGCTGGCGAGGGCGAGGATGATCGACTTTTGCTTTCGGTCCGCAAAGTCCGTGAGCCCCTTCATGATGTGCGACCCGAGACCCTGCTTCTGATCCTTCCTCTTGATTCGGATGCTGTTCAGTTGAAGTCGGTCTTTGTCGCGGTCGTGATGTACCGAAAACTCGGAGACCTCCGGGTATCCATGCGCCCGGTCCATCAGACCCGCGAGGTCCATCTCGTCATCATATGACCACGACTTACCCTCGGCGTGCCGTTCGATCGTCTCATCCAGATCGTGCAGCAGGGACTCGAAGTCGTCGGCGAAGCGAAATTGCTTCTGGCACACCGCGGAGGCGCGGGAGAGGTGGTGGCGGTCGAGATCGTCCTCGCCCTCCTCCTCGAAGAAGTCGTCCTCATCGTACTCGGACTCCCCGTGGTCGAACGGGTCGAACTGTCCCTCGAACGGCTGACGATGTCCCTCGTCCGCGTCGAGCACGTGCGGATTGGCCGCGTGCCACCGCTCGCGGAACGCCTCCCCGCTCGAACTAGTCGCCCCCCACGCCACCGCTTCATGCGGGTGGTGCTTCAGCATGAGGTCCATGAGTTCGCGGCCGTGGTTCCTCCTGTGACTCTCGATCCACCAGATCTCATTGGCGTGGTCCGTGGGTCGGTACTGGATGAACCCGTGGGGAGTGGTGATCTTGAACCCGTCGCCCTGATCGGGCCTGATCTCGTGCGGGATCTCCGAGTGGCGGTCCATCGAAACCTCCCGCACGGACGAACCCAACTTCAGGACCTGACTCTGCGGGGGGCGGTGCATGTTGCCGGGGAGGTCGTACCTTCCGCGCCTGCTGTTCCTCTCGAAGCCGAATCGCCTGTAGAACTTCACCAGTCGCCCTCCGCTCGTGGTCCCCCACGATGAATCGTGAGCCACGTCGCGACCGGCGGTCTGAAGGGTCATCAACTTCTTCTTGCGATCGGCGAAGTCCGTGAGGTCCTTCATGATCGAACTGCCGATCCCCTGCTTCCGGTGTCCCTTCTTCACCACGACGCGGTCGAGGATGATCGAGTCGTGGTTGGGGTCGTGGTAAGCCTCCAAGAGATGGAGGGGGTGCTTCTCGCGAAGGTGCCCGAGGAGGTCCTGAAGATCGCCCTCGTCCTCGTACGACCAACCTTCGTGGAGATGCGTGTTCGGGTCGTAGGCGTACCGCTCGATGACGCCGTCGAGATCTTCGAGAAACCGCCCCTCCTTCGAAAGGGCGTCATAAGCCGGAACGTTCATGGAATGCGACACGTCGATCACTCGGTCCGGGTCGATGCGACCTCTCACCATGGCATCGGAGACGGCCATCGCGGGACCCGCCGACTTCACGCCGAGGGACGCCTGCTCGGGAGACGGAACCACGTCTCCCTTCCGTACCTTCACTCCCAAGATTCGGCGACCATATCCGTTGACGTTGTGGGGGTCGGTGCCGACGTACAGTCCGTCCCCAAGACCCGCACCGGGGGAGAAGGAAGCCGTCTCTCCTCGCTCAAACCTCTCCCGAGCCAACGTAGTCGGCTTCTTGGAGGTGTCGATGCCCTCCTTCAGGAACCTGTCGGCGGTCTCGTCGTCGGTCCCGTGAAACGCCCAAACCTCCGAGTCGTCGGGGAGCGAGTCGAAGTCCTTGGCTCGATCCGCGGGATTCCACCCCGGACGCCACGAGTGAGGATTCCTCCGATGGAACTCCTCGCGGTCCATGTCGTGCCGCTCGATGACGCCGTCGAGGTCGCGAAGATGGTCTAGGAAGTCGTCCATCGTCCCCGGATACGGCTTCGGCTCCCCCGTCGTCTGGAGGAGCCGAAGTCGAGCCGTCCTTGGCTGGGAGGAGAGAAGAAGATCAGGAAGCGGCGTTGTCCATCTTCACCGCGGTCCACGGGATGCCGTAGGAGACCTCGCCGCGCCAACGGGCCGCGAGGAGGAACTCCTCATGCAGGATCACGTGCGAATCCGAGTCGGTGCCGCCCCGAGACCCGAGGTTGGTCAGGATCTCGACGCTGGAGAGGTTCCTCAGGTCCTCCATCGTGATGTTGAAGGGGGAGCCGGTGGAGGAGAGGTTGTTGAGCGTGTCCTGCATCTCGCCGTCGGTGCGGGTCCGGAACCGGCTGTAGATGAGGGGTCGGTTGGTGTGACCGACGTTCATGAGGTACCAGTCGGCGGCCTCGGCCCCCGTGATCGGGAAGTAGTTCGTGGCGTACACGCCGCCGATGAACCCCTCGTAGACGTTGTCCGTCTGCTTGATGAACTTGGCGGAGAGGGCCAACTTCATGGTGCTGTAGACGAGCGGGGAGCACACCACCACCAGATCCTGAGGCCGGATCTTCTGGTAGATGGGCTCGTTGTTGTCGTCCACCCACGAGAGCATCTGGACGATCGCCCGGTCGATGTCAACCAGAAGCCGCTCCGCGATGTCGGGCCGCGCCGTCGCCACCCCGGTGAAGAGGTTCGTTGGCGTGTTGCCGGTGAGGAGGTTCGACTGAGACGCCGGAGCGAGGTTCCCGAGATTGTGATTCGTCGCAAAGAAGTTGGCCCCGGTGATGCAGGGAGCCGAGCCGCCGTTGCGGAGGCGGAGCATGGCCAACTTGTCCGGGAAGTTCGCCACGCGAGCCGCCATCGAGTGCAGCAGCGTGCGACTCTGACCGGTCTGGTCGAAGTCCACGAGGCCCCTCTTCAACCGGACGAGGCTCTTGAAGAGCCGATTCCGGTAGTCGAAGGTGTACTCGGTCAGTTCGCTGGCCGTGACCTCGTGCTCGTCGGTGATCTCCTGAACCTGAGGCACCGTGCCGATGGTCGCGAAGTATTCGCGCTCGGAGAAGGTGTCCACGGTCTCGCAGAAGATCGGCCACGTGACGTCGCGGGCCTGAGTGATGAAGGACTTTGCAAACAGTCCCCGGACTTCCTTCCGGGTGATCTGTCGGCTGCGGGTGAGCATGGGCATGGGTCAGGTCTCCGTCGTCTCGTGGTTCTGACGTTTGGGGTGCGGGTTCAGGCCACTCGGTCGTTGAGGTCAACCTCGACCATGTTGGTGCTGGCGTTGACGGCGACGATCCTACCCACGATGTAATCGTTCGTGGTCGCACCGGCGTCGTCATGCACCTTCTCGTCGTCGAAGGCGTAGGCCAACTTGCCCACCATGTTGACGTTGGCGGTCGTCTGATGGGGGAGCCACCGCGTGCCGCGGCGCTCGACCACGCACGTCTCGGTGAGTCCGGCGTTGCCGGTGCCGCCCTTGATGGCGATCCCGGCGAACCGGAGGCTGGCCGTGGCGTGCGAGATGGGAAGGGCCTGTCCGTTGCCGTCGATGGCGACGATTGCGCCCTCGAAGATGACGGAGGCGTTCTTGATGGGGATCTCCGCGGTGCGGCCATCGACCTTACCGGAGAGCGAGCGGGATGCGGTGAGTGCCATGAGTGTTTTCTCTCAGTCTGCCGGTGGAGGCGTTCAGGCGAGGACGTCGGCGAGGTCGAGCACGGTCTTGTCGAGCCCGAGGTTCCGGAGAGTGTCGCCGTTCTCCGCGACGTACCGTTCGTTTTCATCGACCTCGCGGCCGGGGCGCTCGACGAAGTCGTGGATGCCGTGGCGTCGGACGGTCTCGACCCTCGGGGCCTTCTCCAACACGTCGGCGATGTAGCCGCGGATCTCGTCCGCCTTCATGACCACCATTCGATCGACGTGGCGCTGGATGGCCTCGGCGTCACCGATGGCGTACCCGCGGGCCGCGATCTCGCGGCACTTCGAGACGAGCATGGTGCGCTTGGCGGCCTGAGCCTGCTGGAGGTTGTGGCGTCGGAGTTCGCCGACGGACTCCTTGAGGGCCGCGTTCTCGGCGAGGAGACGATCGACGGTCGAAGAGAGTTCGGCGTGCTTGTTGGGGGTATTCGTGCCCATTTCCTCACCATCGTACGAGACGGAGTCCGAGTCGCCGCCGAGGGACGTGTCCGCGGGGGCCTTGTTGTAATCGACCTTCTTGCTCGCGTGCTCGGTGTGCCGCGAGACCGTGGGACGGGTCGGGCGACGGACGCCGCGGATCGAGAAGGATTCTCGGGGATCCTCGTCACCACCACCGGCCACCGGGTGCTCGCCTTCGATCGGGGCTCCCTTCACGTCCTCGGCCGCGGCCTCGGAACCCTTGGCCGCCATGATCTCGGCCACCATCGGGGCGATGGCCTGAGCGAGTTGTTCGAGTTCCTGCTGTTCCATTTCGGGGGTTCCTCCGAGGACGTACCGGGCGACTTCCACTCCGTTCTGTCTGAACCGCATCACGGGAAGCGGGAAGTGGGGGTACCGGCCGCCCAAGAGACTGAGGTTGGTGAAGCGATGCTTCTTGGGGATGATCTCAGCGGACCGATACGGAAACTCACCGGCCTTCATTCTTTGCCACACCTCCCGCGACACGTTCGTGAGGTCGGCGTAGAGCAACTTCCCGACCCGCCGGATGTTGTCCACGAAACCGACGCGAGGCGGTTCCGGGGCGTCCGGGTTCTCGGGAGTGTGACCGATCGTGACGCTCGGGAGCATGGCGTACTTCTGGTCGCCGCCCGCGTCACGGATGGAGGTCAACTTCTGCGAATGGAAGTCCGCCACGCACCGGTCCAGCCACGTCTCGTCACAGACGTAGTTGCGGTCCATGTGCGCCTTGAAGACGGGGACGTTCATCACGTCGGCCGTCCCGTCCGGGTGTTCTCGTACTTCGAAGAGTTTCATCGGCAGAGGATGAAGTAATAGGCGGCCGTCGAGGACGCGGTGGAGACCCACAACTGGTCCGGGCTCATGTTCGGAAAGAACATGTCCGATCCGGCCCTGAGGATGAGGGGCTGAGACCCCTCGGAGAAGCCGACGCGGAGCGGCACGGCCGCGGCGTCGTCACAACAGAGCCACACCCCGGAGCCGAAGGTCCCGGACGGCTTCACCTGAGCCGCCGTGGTCGTGGCGGTCGCGGTGCCGACCTCGAACGGCATCTTGGGGGAGGCGTCGGGGATGCCGACTTGAGGAATCGCGGGCATCAGCCGTTCTCCTTCTTCATCCGCTTCTCGACGCCCTTTCGGACGTCGGCGGGAGCGCGGCCGGTCTGGAGGGCACCGCCCATCATCGCGGCCTTCTTGAGGGCCGGACCCTTCAACTTGTCCACGTTCTCACCGCTTCCGGCGACCTGAGACTTGAGGAACTTCCGACGCCGCTCGTCCGGATCGGAGAACCGCTCAGCCTGAGCGTCGATCTCCGCGATGCGGTCGATGAAGTCGTCCGACGAGTGCTTGTCCTTCATGGCGTCCATGATCTTCTCCACGCTCCGCCTCTTGGAGGCCGCCCGCTTGTCCTGTTCGAGGGACTTCCGGACTTCGTTGAACACCGGACCGGGCAACGGAGGCCGGCCCTTAGTCATCTTCGGGTCCATGGCCGCCTTCATCCGGCGGCCGATGATCCTGTCGATCACCTTGGCTTCGTCCTCAGTCGGCTCGGCCGCCGGAACGTTGACCCGTCCGTCGGGCGTCCGGGGAAAGACGCGCCAACCCTCGGGCTTCCCCTCCTCATCCACCCTGCCGACCGCCGTACCCCTCAACTTGGGACTGTAGAGAACGTTTTCGACTTTGTCGAATTCGGATCCCCACGCCTCCGACCTCAATCTGTCGGAGTCGGGGACTCGAGCCGCAATGTCAGACAACAACTGCAACCGCTTGGTGGAGAACCGCTCGATCTGAGCGTCCATCTCAGCCATCTTCTCAATGAAGTCGTCCGACGAGTGCTTGTTCTTCATGGCGTTCATGGCTTCCTCGGCCCTTTGCCTGCTGCGGATCGCCCTCTCGCTCTGTGCGCCGATCCTCGCGTCGAGGCCGGTCGATTCCTCCACCGCCTTGAACGCCCCCGGAGGGAGGGGCGGACGGTTCTTGGTCATCTTCGAATCCATGGCCGCCTTCATTCGGCGGCCCCACGTCCTGTCGATGATCTTGGCCTCATCCTTCGTCGGTTCACTCGGATCCGCGGTCCATGGCGGCTTCCCGTCGTAGATGCGGAAGTCGGAGGGATTCCCCTCTTCATCAAGATCGCCGATCGCGGAACCCCTCAACCCGGAGAGGTTCATTTCCACCAGATTCGGGTCCGCGTCCGTCGCCATCGACTCGGATCGAAGCCGCGCGGCGTCACGATGCCCCCCGCCGATGTTCGCGATCAGCGCCCTACGCCGGTCCGCGTGCCGCTCGATCCGGGCGTCCACCTCGGCCATCTTCTCGATGAAGTCGTCGGCCATCACGTCACCTCAAAGGAAGGTCCGTCCTCATTACGACCGTCATCGACCTTCGGGAGGCCCTTGCCCTTGCCGCTCATCTCCTGAAGGAGGGCGGACTGTTCGAACATATGTCCGCCGTCCTCGGGAACCGGACGGATGGGCATGCCCTCGGTGGCGTGACGGGTGACGCCCCCGGCCTCGTGCCGAGCCACTTCGAGGAGCCGCCCCCACGCCTCGACCAGTTCCGGGTCGGAATAGGACGACTTCACGTCCTCCATGGCGTCGGCGTAGAGCCGGTCGAGGACTTCCGGAGACACCGAATAGTGCCCGTCAGCCACTGCGTCGAAGAGGTCGATCGCCCTGTCCAGCGAGCCGCGGGCCGCACCGATGCGCTCGAGCGCCCCGATCACGCGGCTGGTGAACCGCTCGCGGGAGTCCACGAGGTCGCGGGCCACCGCCTCGGGGTCGCGATAGAACTTCGAGAGCCGCGACACCATCCGCGAGAAGCCGGGAGAGGCCCGGTACTTCCGGGTGGTCGTCGGATCGGTCCGCCTCTGCTCCGTCTGCCGGAGCCGACGCTCGCGGTCCTGCTTCTGCTGGTCCTCCCGCTGGTCCTTGAAGAAACCCAGGGTCTCGTCCTCGTCGGACTCGTCGCGGGAGGAGAAGGAGTGGCGGTCCGGGTCGGTCTCTCTGGCCTTCCTCCGGTGGAACTGCCGACGTTGCCCGGTCAGAGTGAGGGCCTTTTCAAGGTGTTCATCATGACTCAGACGCTTCCGGGCATCCCTCGCCAGTTCATCGGCGTATCCGGGGTTCTCAGCCGCGAACTGGCCCTCCGGATCGTCCAAATCCGTGGCGTCCTTGTCGTAACCGTCCGACTCCGCGGCCGTCCACGGGATGCCGTGCGGCCCCACCTCCGGACCCTTGGCGTCCTCGTCGTGCGGCCCCACCTTCAACTTCTTGGCTGCGTGATCGACGGCCCGCGCCGCGATGGCCTCGCCGAACGACTTGACGGTCTGCGTCACGTTCATTCCGAGCGGGCGTCTGTTGATGGGGGGCATGTCCTGTCTCCTTGAGGGCCATCTTCAGGGCCACGTGATCCGGCCAGCCTTCGGCCGACCATTCAGCGAACGCCTGCTCGACGAGGGGGTCAGATGGCCGTATTCGGCCCGAGGAACCGCGAGAGGGAGCACGGGACGCCGCTTTCGTCGATCTCACCGAGCGCCTCCTTCGCACAGTGGTACGCCCCGAGGAGCGTGAGCCGCTGGACCTGACTGAGGGAGTTCCACGTGCGGGCCGAACTCTTGGCGGCCTCCACGCGACCGATGACGTGGCGGAGGAAGTGCGACGGATCGGCCGCCTTCGTGCTGACGTCGAGACTGCCGGAGAGGGCATCCTCCACGGACCGCTCGTCGTCCTCGACCGCCGGTCCCGAGAGGGCGACCTTCGCGCGGCCGGGGGCCGGGGGCGGGGCCTCCTCCACGACCGCGGGCTCGCCGGTGAGACGAGAGGGACGACCATCCACGGGTTCGAGTTCAGCAAATCGATTCTTGTTCTTGCTCATCGGGGTTTCCTATACTAGATCCATCAAGGCATTTCCTCGGAATCCCTCGTCCGGGAAGAGGGCCGGTCGGCCGTTCACCGTGATCGTGGTTCCAGACTCAGCGGCAGATACGACGGCCCGCTGCAGATCGTTCACGAAGAACCGGGGCTGCAGCACGTTCCCCTTGGAGTCGATCATCCCGGCGGCCACCGCCTGCGACCTGCGGACCTGTCTCACGTGACATTGGCAACAATAACCGTTCGGCGTCCATATCACCTTCCAGATCGGGTCCGAGCGGATGGCCATGAACCCGTCCATCGCGACGTGGAGGGGTCGGCTCGTGTGACCTCGGCGGCTCACGTACCGGAACGCGGGATAGTCGGAGGCGGAATCGGGGTCGGAATATTGACGCCACCGGCCCGCACCGGCCGCGGACATGGCGTTCGTACGAAAGACCGTCTCGACGTGTGCGGCCGAGAGGTCGGCGACCTTGGCCGCCTCCTGCATGAACCAATCGCGGGACTTGCCCTCGATCCTCGCCCGAACGAGGGCGGCCCTCAACTTCTCGAGCACGTTCACGGAGAGCACGCCGCTGACGTAGAAGGCGGTCTGCCTCATCCGCTCGGTGAGAGACTTCGGGGTGAGGACCGCGATCGTGGGGGCCTTCCGCATCATCGCGGCGACGGCTTCCACGAAGACGGGGTCCTCGGCGTGTCGCTCGATCCGGTCCTCCTCCACGGTCCCCGCGATCACGCCCACCGAGAGCACGCCCGCGAGCCGATCGACCAGCGGAGTGAGGTCGGGCTCCTCGCCCTTCCACAGCGCCGCGGCCCACGCCTTGAGGTCGGCGAGGGTGTCCCGTGATGCGATCGCAACACAGGAGTCGAGGTCGGGTCGCACACGAGTCTTCATGTCGTACGTAATTGGGGGGTCGGCACGTGGGGAAGGAGGGGGAGACGGAGGAGAAGACCCGAGATGGCCTGTCTTGAATGTACGTTGACGTGGGAACTGGTGCGGAGGGGGTGGTCGTTCGTAACGTCCAAGGACGGGAGGTGGGCCGGTTGCCACTCCCGTGGCGGTACGGGTTGGTTCGGGAGACCTCTGGACGCGGTCCGCGAGGCCGCGAGATTGGAAGGACTCAGATGGCTCGATTCGGACGACTTCTCACGTCGTTCCTTCATGGGTGTTGTTGGGGACTCCTCGCCGCCTTCGTCGTCCGGTTCCTGCAGGGTTGGTTCCAATGAGGATCGAGGACGAACTTCGTGCGGCCGCGAGGTCCCGAGACGTCCCCGAGGACGTGAAGCCGCTCATCCTCCGGGCGGAGAGGTTGATTCGGGCGATGCGTGAGCGGATGGACCGCGTGCACGCCCTGAGTCACCCGGAGATCTGCGAGGACAAGGTGCGGTCTTCATGAGGGTGGGGCGGACTCGAGGAGACGGAAGAAGCACGTCACCTTGTAGACCGCCCCACCCTTCGTGACCGTGGCGTACACGTCCACCCGCTGCGGCTTCCGCGCCGCGGTATCTGCGGTGGCGAGATCGACGTATATCTGCGGCATCGCGGTGCCCGCTCCGTTCACCGCTCCGGTCTTGTTGACCGTGACCTCCTCGTCGCGGAAGTAGAGGACGACGGAGACGGTCGAGGCGGAGAGGTCCACCACGCTTCCGTCCACGTCCTTGACGTTGAAGAGGATCCGGGGATTGCTCCCGGCCTTCACGTCGTCGATGCGGGGTCGATGCTCGAAGATCAAGGATTCACTCCTCCGGGTCTGCGAGGTCGGGGGTCGGACCCTTCCGATCCTCGATCCTCTTCTTGGCGGCCTCGGCTCGGGAGTCGATGCGGGCGTCCGACTTCGCGCCGACCGCCTCCGCCTGCTTCAACCGGGCGTCGAGGAGGGCCTGCTGTTCCGGGGTGAGTTCGCCGGTCAACTTCAGGGCCTCCCCCGCCCGGATGAGGTGCCCGAGGACTTCCGTGGCGGCTCCGAGGGCCGCGATGATCATGGCCGGGGTCATCGGTCGGACTCCTTGATGGGGGCGAGAGCGGTCTGTCGCATCCGCTCGATTCCGGCCGCCACCACTTCGAGCCACGACTCAAAGTCCGGGCCGCCTTCGGGGAGGTTTCGGCGTGCCACTTCGAGGGCAACCCGAGCCGAGATCGCCCACCCGTGAGCCTGCACCAAGGTCTCGTCGGTGATGACCTCGGACTCGTGCATGAACACCACGGAATCCTGAGCCGCGGTCAGGGTCTCCCGAGCCGCGATCCACCGCGACGTCGGAGAGGAGCCGCACCCCGCGAGGAACAGGAAGACGACGGGGAAGATGAAGGCGAGGATGGAATGCCTCATCGTCCGTCCTCCTCGTCCTTCGGGCGGATCCCCACGTCCTGTGAGGACTTGTTCCAGTCGCGCGAGGCGAAGCCGAGCCACGTCAGCCCGATCGCGAGGAGGGCGATCACGCCCATTTCCTTGGTGAGCGGCTGTCCCTCCGTCAGCGGGAGGATGACGCCCATGATGAGGACCGTGAGTCCGAGCCCCCCTCCCGCGAGGGTCGTCTGTGGGCTCTTGGTGATTCCGTCAACCAGAGTCTTGAACATCCCTGACCTTTCTCTGCGTGCGGAGGCGTCGGCGGTACGCGACCTCCTCCTTGATCATGAAGTATAGACAGTGTGCGATCCCGATGGTGAACCACAAGGCGCTGATCGCCCCGAAGATGGCCATTGCCACTACCAGAAGTTCGTACGTCACTGACGCCTCTCCCTCTCTAGATCGTAGATGCGCTTGGACAGGCCGTCCAATTCCCGCCTCAGGGCGGTGACTTCGGCCCCGGTCCTCTCCTGAGCCCCGAGGAGGGCCTGAGCCACTTCGGCCTGCCTCGTCACGATGGACGAGATCTCGGAGAACTTCTCTTTGTGGTTTCCGTCGAGACGGACGACGTCCCGGTCGAGACGTTCCGCGAACGACGTCAGGAAGATCACCTGAGCCCGTTGAGTCCAGATGAGGCCGCCCACGATCGAGATGACCGTCAGGGTGGTGGCCACGAGGGTGGCGACACGAGAGATCTGTGCGATGGTGGTGTTTTCGGAGAACTTGACCATGTTTCTTCCTCCGCGGTCCTCCGGGAAAGAGCCGCATTCGTGTATCAAAGGGTTTTCAGAAGGTTAGCACTCGTTGGGGGTTGGAGGAGGCAGACGGCTCGTCAGGAATGAGCAGCGGTCGCAGCGTGCACATCCAGTCCGCGTCGTCGCTCCAAGTTCCTCCGCTTTCGATCGTCCATTGGTTCTCCCACGGCTGCCTGCCAGCGATGAGATTCGCGTTGGCTCCGGCGATCCACTGCCCGCGACGTGGGGTCGTCTGCGAGCCGGGCGGGTTGAGGACGAAGCGATACCAGTTGTCCTTCAGCACGCGGTAGCACACCGATTGCGGGAACATGACCGCCAACGCCAAAGTCGGGATCGTGCCGCTTCCGGCCTGCGTCGGGAGTTCAAAGTCGATCAACTTCGTGCCGCCCGGCGCGGTCGCGTCCGCGTACAACTCCAACCTCGCTCCAGCGCCGGTGATTGCATCCGTCCTATTCACACAACCGACCACCCACGCATCAAACGGCAATCGAAACCGATTCCCGCGCCGATTCGTTCCGCCGCTGAACGTGCCTAGGTTCTGCATGGCGGCACCGACGACAGAACGACCGCCGACCCGAAGATATACGACGGCAAGGCTTCCGCTCTGCGTATATGCCGTGGCGAAGCCGTTTCCGGTCGATCCCCACTCGGCCGCGATAAAACTGGCGTTGCTCCAACTTCCACGCGACGCCTGCATGGTGACGAAGTTGGTGCCACCGCCATCGGCGTCGAAGAGGATGAGACAGT